GTCAGGAGCACCCTGAGCGTCCAGGAAAAGACCCCCTACCCCAGTAAGTAGCCCCTAGATGCGCCGTGATCGTCGTGTCTTGCCGTACTTGGAATGGCAAGGTTGACAAATGATTCTTAAATTCCCAAGTTCGTTGGTACCGCCCAGGCTCTGCGGCACGATGTGGTCCACAGTAAGTTTCTGATCTCTGCCCCCACAAATTTCACACCATGGCTGGCGAGCGCGAAGCAGGGTTGAGAGTTTCTGCCAGTCGTATCCGTATCCGCGCTGAGTCGTGCTAGGTCGTGGATGATTGACCCTAGCTCTCTTGTGCTTTGAACAGCGGGAAGCGTTGGTTGGTATCCCACATGTCAGACAAGGTTGAAGCACGGTGGCACCTCTGCGTCCAGTGCGCCTGCGTTGCCGTGCCAACGGCTGACATCAGGCGTCAGCTCCTAACCGCAATACCATGCGCCTGGTCTGCGATGTAGCAAACAGGGACGGCAAAGCCAGTCCCATGCGACATTGTATTTCAGGGCAGCTTCATGTCGCGAGCTTCATTGCCCAACAGACGCAGCCTAGGTTCCTGGTCTGTCTTAGTGCGAAGGATACTACATCAACCCTTAATGCTTGTGTCAGATGTTTGGCACAGGTAGCATCGGTGCAATCAACTCAGCGATGGCGTCAGTGCCGCGCTCATAGTGATCCTCATACACCAGGTGCCACGGTGTCCATGCTGCTGATCCAAGCACATCCTCTAGTGCACCGACTGCATGGTCAGCCATAGCCAGGTGAACATGGGTCAGCTCATGGCAGATGGTCAGGCGCTGTTCGTCTGGCTTCTGCTGCCAGAAGAGATTGCCTACACGCAGTGTCACGGTAGCCGCCTGGCTATGGACTTCAATGTCTGCATAGCGATCCTCTGGTGCCACCTCTGCTACCACGCTGATCTTCCAGTTCGCCAGGTTCATGATGCCAGCGCACTCGCGGACATACGCCTCTAGCTTGTTGAGCTTGTCGGAGCGCGGTGTTACCTTCGCCATATCTCTCCCAATACTTCCGCAATTGCTTCTACAGTTTCAGGTGTCTAGGTATTACCCCGCTCCGAAACGCCCGTCTCCGTTGATCTGGGACGGGCATTTTAGTAACACTAGACCGATTCAGTCGCTTCAGCGTCAAGCTGGGCATCCGACTTAACGGCGCCGATCATAGCAGTCGGAGCCTCCTGGTACCTCTCCATGATCAGTGTCAAAGTCCTGTCCAATGCTTCAAGCCATGGTTCACGGTGCGACATCAACGGGTAGCGTGAGCCGATGGCTTCTTGTGCCAGGAAGATGTTCCCTCGTGCAGCCAGGAGAGCGCGACCGATCTCCACAGGTCTTGGATCGCCAGCTCTTGCCCTGCATCGTTGAAGCCTTTGGATCGCAGCGCGCATCGGGTAGCGATAGCGCGTGGAGATCGTGGTCTGCTTCGTTGCCTGCTCTGCCTGGGTTCCTTCTTTGACATACGACTCATCCCTTTCCGACACGGTAGCAAATGCAGCATGGTCAATGAACCCGCTGAACTCTTTCGTCCAGGCTGGGTTACCGCCGTCATCCATCTCCTTTGCCCGATGCATTGCCAATGGCAGATCGTCAATGTGTTGCGTGAACCAAACGATCTTACTGGATAGCGTCATGCTCTAATCCTCCCTGCAATTGTCAACCTGACACACGGAACGCGCATCGCCATGCCGCTGATCTCCTGCGCCAGTTCATCTATGGCGGCAATCTCTTCGCATCGCTCGCACTTACTCACCCAGTCGTAGTCCAGGTCATCGTCTGGATGGCGAATCCAGTCTCCCATCTTGTGCTTCTGTAGCTTGAGTGCGATCTCAGCCACTGACAGTTGAGCCAGCTTGCGCCACTCACCGTCGTAATGCTCTGCCTTCCAGAAACTCTCCACCATCGGCTTCAACGGTTGCAGCGTCTCTTTGCTGTCTCGCCTCACCTGGCGAAGTTCTACTGTTCGCCATGCTTCTGCTGGTGGCTCACCGTATCGCTCAATGACCTTCTTCTCAACCTCTTCAGGGACTCTTCGCTCTTCGGACATGAATGCCATGAGCGACCTCTTACTGATCCCAAGGGACTCAGCCATTGCCAGAGTTGATGCGCCACGCTCTCCATAGTTTGACGGGAAGTATTGATCGGTGAGCTGCACCAGGTACTTTCCCGTGAGCGATGCAATCTTCAACATGTTGCCTCCTCCTTTCAGGTGTCTACATACCCGACTACTTGTTTCCTTGCCTCTCCGTTGATCCTACAGGGTCATTTTCGTAACACAACTCCCAAAACCTTATGGAAGCACCTCCACTCTGACTTTTAGAACTCCACGCGACATCGGTGTTTCGGGACCAGCGAGCGCCTGCCATGCCTCTGGCGCCAGGTCAATCAGCTTCTCGTTCGGTCCAGCGTTGCACTGACACCAATCCACGATCCACACGACAATGGCGCGCTGGTTCGCACGGTTGCTGACAATCACGCGATATGGTGGCTTGCCCCACTTGAAGTCGCATCGCTTGCCACAGAGCTTGCGCAACTTTGGTCCAGCCGCTGCGTAGAACTTGTATTGCGGTTCACGCGTATACCAGGCATTGTTCCTGGTCGCGTCGTAAAACGACGCCTTCCCAAGTGCGAACGGCAGCGCAATAAGTTCACGCTCTAGCTTTACAGTCTCTGGCTTGAACGAGTCGCGGAGTTCTGGCTCTCGCTGCCAGCCCCACAGTCCCATCCCAAGACCGATCACGACTGCGAGAAGGAGCAAAGCTGGCGTGCGCATTACTGCTCTCGCGTCTCCACCCTGGCAGAGATGATTGCCCTCTCAATGTCAGCGATGCCAGCCACGATCTTGATTGCAGCGGTCACGCCATCCATGTAGCCAAGCGCAAACTCTGTCTCGCCCAAGATCTTGCCGACCTCTTCACGGTGTCGGATGAGCTTCATGACTCGCTGCTCCACGCTGTCTTCGGTCTTACTTCGTCGCACTGGCATCCAGAATCTCCTTCCATGTTGGTCCTGCTTCGGGCTTCTCCCACACGGTGATGTATCCAATCTGCAATGGGAACACCCCAGCCGCAGCCAGGTGCCTCAAGATCTCTGACCCCTTGCCGCTCGTCTCGCTGAAGCAGTCATCTACGGCAATGGTACATCCAGGCTCTAGACGATCCCAGCATGCCCCAAGCTCACGAAGATGATGTTCGGCTGCGGCATTGGTGCCATCCCAATCATAAGAATCCAGGTACAGCAGATTTACATGCGGGATGTAGGTCAGCTCTTGCAGCGTCTCCACGGAGTCGGCGCAGATCGCACGGCAATTCTCAGTGAGGCGCATTGCCGTTTCACAAGCCGACTCGTCAATGTCAATGGATGTCAGCATTCCTCCGTGTTCGGAGACAAGCCAGTCCCAGATCCTGGTGCTCTGACCATCGCCGATCCAGTTGCCTTCTTGTCGGACGCATCCAGTCTCTACGATTATCAGCGGAGCACCTTGAGCCGCAAGCCTCTCGCAGATCAGCTCAAACGCTGGAACCCTGCCGCCGTAGCCGAAGTGATGACCAAACGCATTCTGAAATGCGCTGCGCCCCTGGTAAAGCTTCTGGCTATTTGGCATCTGTCTCATCCTTCGTGAAGTGCGCGACGAACTCATCTAGAGAAATGATCACGATGCTTCTTCGGCGCGTGCCAGGTCCAGGGCTATCACCCATGACAAGAATGCGGATCTGGTCGCTCTTCGCTGGCACCTGGGTCAGCCAATTCCACAGTCGCTCTGGGAAACTCTTGCCGACCTTCGTCTGCGCGACGATGGTGCCGTCACCAGACTGGACATCAATCTTCGTACCGAACTGCCCCACGCGCATTCCGTTCAGCAAAGCAGCCACCTCCCTTTCATAAGAATTGCCCCTTTGCCTGCTTCGGCGTCCGCGAACGCGGCGCGCAGTCATTGCTGGGTCATCGTTAGCCGCCTTGATCTGCTGGTCTTTGAAGTAGCCCATCCCTATGCGACCCCCTCTAGCTTGTGGGTTCCTCTTTCCCTGTTCACCTTGTAGCCGTTTGACTTGGCATCGCGCTCCCAGGAATCCATTGATCGTCGCACCCCTGCGCCGCGCGCTGCGTCGGCAAAGTCTCCCGTGCAGCTGTACATGTCCTGGGCGCAGTCCGCTACATCCAAGAGTTCCTGAAGTTGGAAGACTGTTGGCACGAACTTCTTTCGCGAACTGGCTGCGATGTACAGGGCGTAGAGTTCCTGGAACTGCGTATCGGCTAGGTGCTCGCAGTCGCGGCACGATGCGCGGTCTACATTTCCGAACAGGTGCGTCTGGCTGAAGCTAGTGCCTTCCATGTAGCTTGCGAGTGCGGCGCCGATCTTGATTGCCTTAAACATTATTCGCCTCCTTGCGAAGCTCTAGCCTGCTGGCGTCAGATCCGTGTCCGTAGCTGATAAAGCCCTGGCGGTATAGCGCCTTGATTGTTGACCTTGCGCTTGATACAACGGATCGCCCGAATGAATCGCTTTGCTCAAAGTCCTGCATGTAATTTGCGTAGTAGTCCGAATCGCTAATGAGTTCCGCAAGAGCTTCGTCGGTCATTCGCAGTGTGACCGTAAGCTTGTTCCTGGAAACTTCAACCGATGTGAAATCCAGGTCGCGTGAGAAATGATCATCCCAGAAGATCACTGGAACTTTTACGATTGCGATTCGCATTGACTGAACTTCCTGGTCTGCCATTTTGTTCACCTCCGTTTTCGGGAGAGCTGTCTTCTCTCCTCTGGTACAAGTGTACAACATGGCATTCAAGTCTGTCAACCCCTTGTTTTGAGCACGGTTTTTCTACTTGCCCCAACAGTTGCGATGCCACCAGGTCCAACGGTCGCGAAACCTGGTCTCTTGATAGCTGCGCGACAAAACGCGTAGCGAATCTTTCTGCGCAGCAATTTCATTGGTGCATTGCGCGCAAGTGCGCACAACCCAAATCACTTTGCCTTTACTCTCCGCAGTCTTGGCAGGCTTGCTGTTCGCCATCTTCCCTCCCATTGATAGCACTCATCAACTTGTGCGCTGCAACATGCACCGCATCTTCCACCGTGTTGCCCTGGTAGGCAATCTCTTGCCCATCGGAATCTACAAGAATGACGGCGGTGCCGTGTTCAGTTCGCGACACGCCATCAAACTTGTAGCCCATGTTTTCCGCGAGCACATTGAGCGTCTTGAAATCATCTTCACGACTCATAGTCGCTCCACGATGCGAATGCTTCTTGCAGTCCGTTCGGACTTTGCGATCCGCCCGTCGTGCGCCAGCGCCATAAGTTCGCGCTGCACCGTGCCGTGTGAGAGATCAAGAAGCTCCACGAGTTCCCTGATCGTTGGCGCGTAACCATTCTCCTTAACGAAGTCACGAATCGCTGTGACCAATACCTCTTGTCGTGTCATGCCTCATCTCCTCCTGTCATCCACTCATGCAATCTGCGGAATGTCTGATCGCTGTCAATGTTCGTTGTGTCAAGCGATAGATCAAACCGCACTTTGTCCCACTCTTGTTCTGTCACATCTTTGGTGCCGCTGACACCGCCTGCAACACGCCAATCTCGCTTGCCAATGTCGGCGGTTACCTGAACGATCTTGAAACCTTTCTCCAGGCTGCGAAGATAGTCCACCTCGCGAATGAGGCGAAGGTCATCCACGACCACTGAGCGCCCCATCATCTTGGCACCTTCGTACTTGTTGCGCCAAAGACCCAGCCAGTAGTCCTGGTCCACTTCTCGCAGCGCCTTGCCGATTCCTTGAAGCAGCTCTCGCCCAGTTGCAATCCAGAGCTTCTCGTTTCGGATCACATCAAAGAGCGATCCCTTCTGCAAGCCTGGGTATCTCTGAAGTGCAATCTCTTTGACTGCATCCGCAATGCCAATGCGGACATAGCCACGGTGCTCCACCAGATTCATGGCGAGCGTAGTCTTGCCAGAACCTTGTGGTCCAATGATCGCAATGTCGCTCACTTCATTTCCTCCAATCGCTCAGAAACTTTCAGGTGTCTAGACATTCGCCGTCTCCGTTTCGTCGCTCTCCGTTGATCCTACGGGGTCATTTTCTGGGGTTAGACCCCAAGATGACCGAATCGCAGTTTCATCCAGGAATTGGCGCACAGGTACCAGCCGCGCCGAATGCAACCTAAGTCGCGTGCCGTGTCCGTAGTCATGCGACTCGCACTCGCGCATGAACCTGGCGCGGGAACAAACCCCACCGACACGGAAGCTACCGTCAATGGGATGGCGTCGGTCCCCAAGCATCTGCACCAGGATCGCAGCCTGCGACTTGAATGCATCGGCGTCATCAAAGATCAGTTCCTGGAGCGTTGATGTCTTGGCATCCCAGGTCAGACCGAACGCGGTGAAGTCCGCCCCACTGTCTCCAGCGTGACCGATCTCCCAGTTCAAGATCTCTTGTCCAAGACCCAGTGCCTGTACCGCTGCCATCTCGCCCAGCCTTCCCATCAAGTCCACAGCCTCAGAGCTGCTGTGTCTGTCATACCACTTATCCGTGACCAGGTGTTCCACCTTAAACGCCTGCTTCGCAGCAGTCCACTCCAAGGCTTTGCTCAATGCTTGCGTCGTGAGCTTGATGTCTATCCAGTTCATTTCAATCCTCGCTTCAGGATATTTGCAATAGTTTCTGGCTTATTAAAAGAATTAAGTCTCATGTCTCTTGTCTCTTGTCTCTTGTCTCCTGTCTCTAGTCTCCCGCCGTGACTTGGCGTGACATTAACCGTGACATGTGCGTTATCAGAACGGTCTGTTCCCGTGACAGACCTCTCCCGATGGCGCTGCTGTCGGAGGGCTGCGGTCGGATCAATCTGGAACTTCGCCCAGTTATCTACGACCAGGCGTCCGCCCTCCTCCTTGATCAAGCCGCAGCTCAAGAGCGCCTTCAGGTGCCGATGCAGACGCTGAGGGATCAGCGCCTTCAGATGCTCCACCGATGCGAACCCACCCTGGGGCTTCTGCCGCTTCGCCATAACCCAAATGGTCATGACAAGTCGGAACTCTGAATCGGTGAGCACTGCAATCCGTGAGTCTTCTAGAAAGTCCGTGTACAACTTCAGATACTGTCCGCGCATGTTGCCTCCACTTTCTCTAATTGCCTTCCAAGTTTCAGGTGTCTACATACCTGAAATGTTTTTCTCAAGCCTCTGCGTTGCGCGTAGACGGGCTTTTTCGTAACACAACTGCGAATAGGGCGCTGGTGCCAGGGAAGACAGCCCTGGCACCAGCTGAATTAGAACGGCAGATCCTCAAGCGTATCTTCAGGAACGAACCGTGGCTCTGGTGCTTTCGGCTGCGCCGCGCCAGAGATTGGATTGTCTTTCTGCCACTGCGGTGAAGGCTTCTGCTTGCAGTAACCGCCAGCATCCTTCGCGCCACAAGTGTAGAAAGGTGAATAGGGCTTCTGCGTGGTCTTACTGATCCCGCCTGGGCGCAGCTGCCATGCCGATCCGTGAACTGGACACGAGCCACCTGGTCCGCCAGTCAAAGATCCCAGCGCAGCTCGCACTGCTTCTGGATTCGCGAAGTCACTGGCTACATCATCAATGCGACGCGCCAGCGGAGCTGGTCCGTCGGACTGAACGATTGGTGCCGCCACTCGCTCTGGAGAATACAAGTCGCGTGCGACACCTAGTTGCACGGCAGCCCGACGCAATGCATCTGACGCGGCGGACTTTAGGGCTTCTGGATCACGGTCACTGTTCGGGTAGCCGTAATCAGAATGCGACACGGTCTTGTCTCCGATCTTCGCGGTGATCTTTCCCTTCACAACCGATTTAGACAGGTCCGCGACCTTAACCTTGAATGACCAGCTGCCAATTCCTAGCACGCTGGTGAGCCGCTCCGCCACTGCGCGCGAATCAACATAGGTGAAGACCATTCCGTTTGGTCCTTGACGCCTTTTGAGTTGGCTTTCCGCAAACGGTGCCGCAAGTTCTAGCGCAATCTGATTTTCGTCTTTCATGTGACCTCCGAACTTTCTTCAAGTGCCTGTGAAGATTCAGGTGTCCAGATACCTGGACTTGATTTTGCGAGCCTCTCAGTTGATCTGAGACGGGCTTTTTCGTAACACTACGACGGAAATGCCTAAACCCCGTCTAGTTGATCCTCCTTGTACTTGAAGACGCGTGCGCCTGGGACCTCTCGCGTGTGCTTCGCAATGATGTCTTCACCGACGCCAGCATCTTCTGCGACTGCCTTCCAGTCTGTCCGCTGCGACGGCTTGTTCTGGCGCCATGTCGCGAGCCATCCCGTATTGCCGACGATACCTTGTCGCTCTCCAATCGCTTCCTTCAAGCTGATCGCCAGGTTGCTCAACTCCTGGTCCAAGAGCTTTGACTCGTACAGCGTCTGCGAGTAGAGAGCGGCTACGCGATCAAGTCCAGCGTCAGCCTCCGCCCACTCTTCAGACTCCTGTGGCGTAACCGCAGCCAGGATGTCGGAGTCCCGACCATCCAGGGCTGGCGCCGTGCGCGTCTCAATCGCCTTAAGGAACAGCTCTGCCTTTCGGAACATCTCTGTCTGCAAGTTGCGGTCAGCCCTGACAGTCTCTTCGCGGAAGACAAGACCGCCAAGCAAAGCCGCGACGGTCATCTCCTCAAAGCCAGAAATCAGAAGCTGCCACTGGCACTGGACCTGGACGAACTCTGGAATTCCGATGCGCCATAGCGGACTTGCCGATGTCTTGATCTCAACGATGTGATCTTCTCCCTGGACCATTCGGTCAATGGAGCACATCGCCCACGGCACATCCTTGAGGCGAAGTACACCGTTGCTGCGGCGCAGCTTCTTGCCCTCATGCTGTGACTCCCACCAGGTAGCCACTGCATCTTCCAGGATTAGACCACGGTGCGCAGCCTCACCAACTGGCTCTGGCTGGAACTGCCCAGTCTTCTCCGCGTAGAGTGCGAACGGTGTCTTCCACGGTGACACGCCCATGATTGCCGTCATGTCGGTAGCCGTGATCCCAGTCTTGCGCAGCTCCAGCCAGGGATCAGATCCCTGCTCAGCTGCCACGAATTCAAACTGTCTCATTGCGCCTCCTTTGTTTTCCAGAACTGCTCTTGCAATTCCAGGTGTCTACATACTCCCGATAACTTTAACGCGCCTCTCCGTCCGTCTGAGACGGGCATTTTGGTAACATATCAACCCTTTTGCTTCTTTCGGTCCACTTTCGCCCAACCATCGCCAACGAACTGCGCCGACGCAATTGATACCTGGCGCGGCATCCAGTGCTGGCAGACGGGGCAGCGAAGCTTTGGCTCCGCCGACATGTCCTGCAACACCTCTTCGGAGTGACCGCACTCCTTGCAAAAGTACTCATAGATGGGCATTAGAGTCCGACCACCCAGGCGAATAGGAACACCAGTCCGATGCCAAGCATCGTCATGATGAACCGATCCCGCGAATGAGCTTCAATGATCTCCACATCCCGCTGGTATGCCGTCTTGTTGATCGGCATGTTTCGGAATGTGATCGGTACCGTGCGCCTGCTCCTGCTCATGACATGGACCCCAGCGCGAGCAGCAGAACCATGGCTGCAATGCCCATCAATACGGTTGCGATCTCAGCTAGTACTTTCATAGGTCTACCGCCCTCCCTGACTTCGTAACCCTGAAGTAGAACTTCGGGGTCTCGTTTGGAATACTTGCCTTGCACGGCTTGCACAGGCGCGTATAGATATTATTGTTATCCGATGGAACCGTGACAGCCTTGTCACACTTCCAGCAATTTGTCTTGACCTTCATGCTGACACCTCCACATTCTTTTCGTCGTAGCGATTGACCGCAGCTTGCATCCAGAATGCAAGAGCGTTGACACGCCCAGCATCCTTCCACGCCTGCTGACTTCGCTTAAGGTCCGCGCCCTCCAGGTTACGCGCAGCATCAAAGAGCATCAACGCGGCGTCGCGCAAATTCTCGCTGGCTGTCTCAACCTTATCCCTGTTGCTCTCGTTGATCTCTGTGTTGAAGCTTGGCTTTCGTCCTGCCATTTTGTGTGCCTCCTTCTTTCTACTTATCAAGACCAGCAGGAGCAGTTGCCTGGGCAACCGTCACCATGCTGATAGATTGCGCGCTGCGCAGCGTAGCGATCAATTGCTACCTGAACGCACGGCTGGCAGACGATCTGCTGCTTGCCCGTCCAGCTAGCCTGTCGCTCCAGGCATTCGCGGTGCGTCTGATCAAAGCACTGGTCACCACTGCAATGTGGCTGGAACTGCTTGCCGCAGTCGCGGCAGCCACGCGATTCCCAGGGCGCGAGAATGTCGCTCGCCTCAAGCTCTGTGACCCTTACCATTTCCCTTGCCATTTTGCGTACCTCCTGTTTTGGACCAGCTGTCTTCTGGTCTCTAGGGAGACTGTACAGGCGTACCGCCAGGGCTGTCAACCCCTAAACCCAGAAACCTGGAATGAATATTTTTCATCCAGTCTGGATTGTAACAATACTGAGCTAGTCCAGGGCTATTGTTACACTGTAACAATCCCAGAGAAATAGGGGCTTGACAGCTCCCCTGGTACGGGCGTACCTTACTGGTATCGGGAAGACAGCCCGAACAAAAAGGAGGCAGAAAATGAACGGGATCAACGGAAAAGGTTGCAGCTACATCGTAATGAGTGACCGAACAGGAAACAATTTCCGCAACAGCAACCTGGCTGGAAATCATGCACAGTTTTTCTGCAAGAAGGCAGCGACCACAACGGTTGAGCAGTATCCAGTGGAAGTAGTTCCAGCTCACTTTGGTGCAGATAAGGTCTTCGTTAATTCCGTCTGGGAGAAGCACGATGTGCAGATGTGCGACAAGCACACTGCCCTGGTTGCCAAGCGCCGCGCAGCGCGAGCAAAGAAGGGAGGGCGATAATGAGCCGACAGAAGCGATGCAACTGGGTTCACAAGCGATTGAACATTTCACGCAGCAGCGGTGCGAATAAGCTTCACCGCTGCGAAGATCCTGGGACCATCGCGGTTGATGGATGGAACAAGTATGGCTATCAAATCACCTGGGTCTGCGAGGATCACGCGGCGCAGCGTCCAGCAGTAAAGGAGGCAATCTAATGAAGGCGAACACATTGAGCAGGCAGATCGCCAGGGCTGGATTTGAGTACAACCGCGCGGAATACAATGCCAGCGGTCTGGTCCGTGGATACGGGACCTGGCGCCCTGGGTTCCATGTCAGCCAGGCTGGAGATGATGTCTCAGTTTCGGTGCGCTGGATTCACAGTGGTCGCGAAATTGCAATTCGCAATGGCGTAGAGATGATGCCAAAGATTGCCGATGCAATCCGCAACATGGGACACATCGTTGAAGTCATCCCAGCTGGCGAGTATGAGTCGGTGATCCGACTCATTGTGAAGGAGGCAATCTAATGACCTGGCGAGCAAACCTAACCGACGCCCAGCGCGAGCTGGTCAGCAGGATGGAAGATGCTTACAACGCGCGTCGGATCGCGACGCGCAACACGCCAGATTGCCTGAGCTGCGAAGGCTTCGCCAACGCTGGTGGCGCATGGTGGCTGGACCAGGCTGTCTACTGCCCGTGCGATAACGGTACGCGCCTACAGGCACTGGACGCAGTTGCTCGCCAGCATCTCGCGGAAGAGAATGCAAAGGCTGCTGCTGCGGACCAGGCAGAAGCTACGCGCCGTGCCAAGGCTTGCACGCGCTGCGGCGGCTCAGGGATGTACGGTCACCACGGTGGCTGCTTCCGCTGTAACGGAATCGGGGTTGATCCGAAATATCTCAAGAAATAGAAATGGCGCCCTGGACGCGGTGCGGGAGGCACGCGACGCGTCCAGGGCTGGACTGGTCCGCCTTACGGCTCGCCAGTGTAGTCATCGGGTAAGGCATTATTCTTTGCAAGATCCACGATCACTCCAATGCATCCGACGCAGATCGCGTGTTCCGCGACAAGCTCAATGCCAGTGGCTAGATCCCTACCCAGGACCACCGTATTGAAGTAATAGATGCGACCGACCTCTTCGCAGACATCGCAGAGACCTTCGCTGCTGCGGCTCCCTACGCTGTAAGGCACGGCAAGACCCGAAGGTCATCCCAGAATCCGCCACCGACCGTCATGGTCAGGATGCCAGCTGGTGCCGACGCGCCTTGCGTTTCGGTGAACCATTGCGATCCGCCGTCCAGCGATGGCGCCTGGATGAAAGTCCTGGCTCCCGACTGCTGGACCACAAGATGGTGAAGATGCCCAGCCAGAAGCAGTGAACTGTCTCCAGTTCGCTGCAAGCCAAGCGCCTGCTTCGCCCACCATGTCAACGCATTGCCACGGAATTGATGCCCGTGCGCAAGCCCAACGATGGTCCCGCAAACATCTAGCGTCATGGTCAGATCATTCTTTGGGAAGGCGAACTTCACATGGTCGTAATCAGGGTTTGCCCCTACGACCTCAGCAGCCTGCTCAAAGACCGCAACATCGTCATTGTCACCGAAGGTCGTGAAGGCTTTGCCGCCTCTCCGATTCTCTCCGTGATTGCCTGGGATGGCAGCGACGATTACCTCTGGTGCGAATCGCGCCCAGCTTGTGATCGCCTTTACCAGCAGGCGCCGTGCGACCGTGATCTGCTCGCGCCGATCCAGGTCAGTCTGAAATGCCTGCATGTCGTAATGACCGTCGCAGCTCTCCACGACATCTCCTAGCCCTACGACTACGAGCCTGGACAGCGGACGCCCAGTCTTCACTAGCTCTTTCCAACGGGCTTCCACCTCGTTGATTCCAGCCAGGAATCTAGCGACGATGCCAGCGGTCCCGCCGCCCTCGCCCTTGCCAAGCTGTAGATCGCTGATCGCGACCAGCATTGCTAGTCCCTCTTCGCGAACTGGTGGCTTGGCGAACTTGTGTTTCTTAATCTCTTGGATCAAGCGTTCCATGTCCGCGTCTTCTGACACGGTGCGCTGGATGACCTTGCCCTTCCATTGTCGGTTGAGCTGACCTAGTGGGTCACCCCAGACATTGAAGAGCACTGGCTCCACGACCTGGAACTTCTCTGGGTCCAGACCCCACACCTTGAGGATCGTGTCCCAATTGGGCGCATTTTCGGCTGGGAGCGCCCCAGTGACGATGGTTCCCTCTTTGCCATTCCAAGCAACCCCTGGCTCCCATCCCTGCGCATGGTGGCGCGTTGGTGCCTTTGGCTCTTCTAGCTCATTCTGTACGGCGAGGATCTCATCCAGCGCCTTGTCTAGCTGGCTCATCGTGGACACTTGCACTGCTGACGGCGGTGCCGATTCAGCGTGTGGTCCTGGATCTCAAACTTGTATGCGACGCGGATCGCTTCGCTCAGCTGCCTTTTGCTTCGCTTCTGGTCCGCGAGCGCAGCAGTGAGTGCGCTTCGCTCTTCGTCATCCAGCGCGGCGAGCAGTAAGCCAACCGAACACGGCGGTCCCTTGCGGACCTTACTTTGCGCCCCAAGCGCATCGTCCAATCTAGCCATGGTGTGCCTCCCTTTTTTAAGCCTGCTTGTGCAGGCACCATGAGCATACTTGTGCCGTTACCTCTTTTCACTTCTATCTGTGGGAAACTACTGCGCCCGAATCTTCAGGCGCTCCTGGTAGACGGCAGCCTCAATCGCGGCGGAGATCGCTTGTTCGTCCAGCTTCAGTCCACGCTTCAGGCATTCGGATCGGACCAGGGCAAGGGCAGCCTCTCGCTTCTCCTCGCCAGCCTTGGAATAGAGCGTCTGCTCAATGGAGCAGACAGCGGTCTTTGCCAGGGCTTCCAAGATCCGATACTGCTCACGGCTGACATTCGCCTGGATGAGATTGATGATCTGCTTGGCGATGTAGCCAAGACCACCGACCAGGACTGGAATGAGCGCCATGATCAGCGCGTTCAATAGATCAGAAAGAAATGGGTCCATGTGACCTCCTATTTGCTAATGAGTACCATTGCTGGCGGTGTTGGGAATCCAGCATCGCCCTTTGAATCGCGAAGCGTTCGGACTTCAGTTGGTGTCGCGATGCGACCCAGTGCGCCTTCCTTCATTGTCGGACAGGCGTAGATCCAGGAGCCAGCTTCGTACGCCAAGACGATCCAGTGACCGTAGGTCGTGGAAGGATGCTTTCGCCAGAAGTCACGCTGCCACTTAGAGCGAAGATGCTCTGGCACGACGCGTGTGCTCGCCTGAATATTAAGAATCAGGATGGAGCCAGCCTTCGTCTTGTTGCTGGCTTCGCTCCAGTCGTACACGATGCGGGACTTCAGTCCAAGGATCTTTGCCGCATCTCGTACCTGGGCTGCGCTTGTACCCTCTGCGCCCATTGCAGTGTCTTTCCGCCCAGCCTGTTCGCACGCCTTGTGCGCCTGCTTAGACGAAGTGTCTACGCCAAGCGCCGTAGCAGCGGTTGCAAGCGACGCTGGTCCACAGTCATCAATGGTCCCAGTCAGACGCTCAATCAGCCCAAGCTGCGAGCGCACGACGATACTCACTTGCCCTGTCCCTGTAGCCAGGTGATCAGTCCGCCAAGACCAGTCATCCCCAAAAGAAAGATGATGCCCTTCGCAAGATTGAGCGCGCCTCTGGACTCTGCCAGGTCCACTTTGATTTCGGTAAGGTCTTTCTCAATCCGATCCAGACGCTTTAAGATCTCAGAGTTCTGTGAAGCTGTCATGCTTCAGGCTCAACAACTGGCTCTGGCGTTGGCTCAGGCTCGGCTGGAACCTCTGGCTCTTCGGAGATCACAGGATCAACCCAGCCTGCGCGCACGACAAGCGCGGTGCCGTCAAAGAGATACTTCGCGGTTCGGAAGATCTCCCAATCGGATGGAA